TTACCATTTGATTAGCAATTTCATCTGACATTGACTTTGAACCTTTTAATTTACTTAAAGATTTTGGTTTGCCAGGTTGAAAAGTTTTGCCCATGTCAGCAAATAATTTTCTATTAGTTCCTGCTACTCCTTTTAAATAAGTTAAAAAAGGAATTCTTTTTAAGTATTTTTCAACTTTACCTTTTTCACTGTTAAAAGCTCTACTTGTTACTCTAAATACTGTTTTTGCACCTTTTGCGGCATTTATAACTTTCTCTTTAGTAGTAGTTAAATCATAGTCATTACCTATTAAGTATAACTCTGTTACTTCTGCTATACTTTTACCATCTAGTTGACTTGTTTTTAGTACACTTTCTAAAGAAGCACTTCCTGCTATTGAATATTGTACATCTCGTATTAATTCATCCAACTCCCTATCAGTCATTGTTCCTACTACTCTTCTGCTAGGAGGTCCGAATTCTACTCCTAAAGTAGGTTGTGATGAATAGCCTTTTCTACCTTTATGGGATAGAGTTCTTGAAGTAGAACCTGCGTCTGTTAATATATCCTTTCTTACGCTTTCTAAATATTGATATATAAGTACTAATGATACTAATGCTACATTTACTTCTTTGTGGTCTATATTAAAACGTTTTCCTCCTGGTCCTCCAGGCTGAGCAAACTTACTTGTTGTAGCACTTAATTGATTTAAATTTTTTCTTAAACCAACCATAGTACCTTTAGCTAAAGGGGAACCGCCACCAAATACTTTTCCAAACTTTATACCTAAGTTACGCAAAGTTACTAAGTACTCGTTTATACCTACTAACTGGCCATACATTATACTATCCATTTTTGACCTAGTTTTTTCTGTATTTGCTACTAAGTCTTCTGATATATCTTTGGCTAATTCTCCAAGAGTTGCTCCGTGCATATCTGTTACAGATTCATCAAAAGTCCACATAGACTTAGTACCTTGAAGTTTTGTTAACTTAATAGTACTTTTAGCCATTAGCTATAAATCTTATACATATCCAATATCCTTTTGATATGGTCTGGGAATCCTATATTACCTGCTAATGATGATGAGGTTTGATTCTCTACACTAGCTCCTGCTATTTGCATTCTTTCTTTTCTTTCATCTTTCATGTAGTATTTAATTAAGTCAAATACTGCTAGTTTTAAATCGTCAGGAGTACTTGTATATCCTGCTTTGTAAACAACCTTTACTGCTTTCATTCCTTTTGGAAAAGCTTTAGTACCTGTACTAGTTGTTCTTACAATGCTGTCAGATTCCATGTCTGCTATATATTCATATTTACCACTACTGTCAGAATTTTCTGTAATTAGTGTAACATATGCGTCAGCTTGACTTGTTCTTTCTTCTACTGATACGACTTGAATTAGGGGTGACTCTTCTAAGATGATTCTGTCAACGCCTAGTCCTATATTAAAATATTCAGTTTTATTTGTACTAGCATAATCTATGATAGTAGTCCCGCAATAAGACTTTACGAGTTGGGAAACTTGGTCGATAACTATATTTATACGAGCGTCATTTTTTAAACTTTGCAATCCTGCGAAGTCTTTGTATTGCTGTAATGTTACTAAATCTGCCATATGTTTTCCTTTAAAAAATGTGGTGGGGCGTACCCCACCACGGGATTCAAAAAGCTATTAACTAGCTTTGTACTGAAGTGTATGACACGCTGTTGAAGCATCGATAAGGTCGGTAAAACCTAGTCTTTGCGAAGCGACTAATACTCTTCTTTGGTTTGCTACTTCGTAGTCAGACTCAATAGTAACACCTCTTAATCTAGGCATTACAAAGTTCTTCGTGTTCACAGCTAAAGCAAAGAATTTGCCTACAGCTGGAGCTTTCCACTCGTCACAAACGATAACTCTAGAACCGAAGACTTCTCCGATTTCACCATTCAGTTTAGTTGCCATGTTGCCAACTAGGTTGACATCTTGGAATTCTGCATCTGATAGTAGGTTAAAGTACTCAGTTGAATTAACGATGTATAATACATCTCTAGGGTTCATACCCCATTTGCCCATTTTCTTTCTAGCATTCAATAGCATTGAAGCTGTTAAAGATTCTGCTGCAAAAGCAGTAGTGGATTGAGTTTTGTTAGCACCAGCCATTGTGACTAGTCCTTCGAAAGCTGCTCCAGATGTACCATAAACGCCGTCTGCATGGTTACCCAATAGTAGTGCGTTTTCAATACCTCTTGCATGAGACCTAACGATAGACTCTCTAATTAAAGGAAGAATCGGTAGGATTGCATCTTCTTCAGTTTCATTACCTAAGTATGATTGTGAAATAAGCTTTTTGGTTGATAGAGTTCTTTCAGTCATATCAATACCAGAATACGTACCATCATAAGTATCTCCTCTTTCCTCTAAGTTTCCATGAGGGGAAGATCCAGAAGCTACTTGGTTAGCTGTAAATTCAGCATAACCTGCGTCTGGCATGATTGGTAGAATCTGAGTAGCTGAAGTCATTTGGATTTCTCTAAATAACGGTGCTAATACGAGCTCTAATTGAATATCTCTTTCGATATTTGTGGATACTGTTTGTTCAAAATCAGCTGATGAAACGCCAACGCCTGAATGAGCATTAACTTTTTCCATAGTGTTTTGGGCCATTTTAGTATTCCAGCCTTTACCAGTAGCAAGTCCCATTACCCAAGCGTCATCAATGTCGCTTTGGAATGCTTTTTGCCAGTCACTGGTTCCTCTATCTGAAAATTGTCTTTTTGACTCACGCATAGCGTTAATCTCATCTTTTTTATCAGCTAGATCTTTTTGTAGTTCATTGACTACTGACTCTAAGTCACCATGTCTTTCTGCAACGCGTTTTTCAACGTCATTGATGAGCTGTTCTGCTCCTGACATGCCGGCTTTGACAATAGTTTTAACCTTTTGTTGCTCGGCTTCTTTTTCCACTGCTTCTGTTTCCAGTTGCACAGTTTTTTCTTCGGCGTCGCTTACTTCTTTTGCTTTTGTTTCTGCTTGTTGCATTGCGATTTTAGCAGCAGTTGATTTTGCCACCTCTTCCGCGAATGCTTTTAAGTCAAACTCAGCATTTGGAGTAGTTTTTTCTGTAGACATATGTCTCTCCTGTTGAGTGGTTTTACCCACGGCTTGTGGCGCATCAATTTCACCAGTATTTACTGCTGTCATATCATGAGCCTGTTTACTTTCTTTCGAAAATTCAGCTTTCCATTCATCATATTCTGATTGAGAATCGAATGATTTCGCAATCGAGAACATGGCTGTCTGGTTGCAAGGTACACTTACAACAGACACTTCGAATAGTTCCGCATCCTTTATTTGATATCCGTCGGTTTCCTTCATATAATCAGCGTCCTTGACTCGGAAACCCACGGAAAATGCTCCAAGTACGCCATCTTTGATTAAATCTTTAACTTCTCCTGCAGACTTAGAGATTCTAGCTCCAAGCTCCAGGCCTTTGTCGTTTACTTCTAATGAAGTAGCACGACCTATTGGTCTATTATAGTCATGGTTAAATAAAATGATTGGATTACCTTTAAAGTTCTCCAGTCCACCATTTTTAGTCCATGCGTCATGGTCAATTACATCACCAGCTCTATCTGATGAGTTAGTGCTAGCATATCCTTTGATATTAACACTACCGTCATCATCTTCACTTAATGTTTTAAAAGTCGATGACCAATGAAAAATTTTCTCTGACATATTACTTACCTTTCTTTACTTCAGCTTTTTTAGGAGCTGGCTTTGCTTTTGGTTTAGGTGCTGCTTTAACTACAGGTGCTACATTCGCATTAGCGTCTGCTGCCATTTTGGCATTAATCATCTGTGTCATTCTAGCCCAAGAGCCAAATGCTCTTTTAGCAACCATAAAACGCATTGGAGCGTCTGTTGCTGCTTTGTACTGGTCAATGGTATAAATTACTCCTTTTTCGTTAAAGTAGTCCATTAACTGTTTAAGAATTGCTGGTTTATTCATTTGTTTCTTCCTCTGTTTCCTCAGGTGGTCTGCCACCTTCTTCGGGGTTAGCTGCGCTACCCGCTATGTTTGCTGGTACTCTCAATTCATCATGTCCATCAATTGATTCCATGTTCATTGCGTCCCTGACTTCGTTAGGTGTCATTATACCTGTATTAACCAATGTTGCGTAATAAGCTGCTTGGTCTCTAAGCTCTGGCTGTAGTGCTGGAACTCCATGTACATCTTCATTTAGTTTAAATCCGAAGTATCTTTCAAATGCATATCCCATTTTTCTAACTATAGGTAGTATTGTTTCTAAGTAGTACAATCTATGATTAGGTCTAATGTTTGCATTATTACCACCATCTAATAAGATTGGAGGTACGCCCATTGCTTCTAATATTACTTTCTCATTAGCTGCTATTGACGGTTGGAAGTCTAGTTCTTTAAAGTTTACTTTAGTTAAGCTATCTACTTCTAATCCACCATCTAATATAAGTGGTCTTCTACCACCATTTTTTGGATTATATCTACTTGCCCATGCTGTTAACATTCTTTCTTTTATTCTATCAGAAAGAGTATTAGGGCTCTTTAGTACTAATCCTGGAACTGCTCCATTCTTGAAGAAGTTATCCTGAAATTTACGCATACTATCTAATAAATACATAGTTCTGTATGCTGGTTTGAGTCTAGGTACACCCCTATAGATTGATTTGAATGAGTTTTCCTTAATATGTATAATTTCTTTCGGGGTGTAGTCTATAGCTCCATCATATACATACTTGTTAATATAAGTACTGGTATCAGTCTCTATACTAACATTTTGTGCAGGTAAATGATATAAGTGGGCACCATCAAAATATATAAAGATGTTGCCATCAATCAGTAAGTCAATTATAAGATTTCTCTTAAAAGTGTTTACATCTTGAAAAGGGTTTGGCTCTTTATTCAGTAGTAAGTCTACACGACTTCTACGAACATTGGGCACTATTGGAGTCATACCTTGTACTTTATCTCCAACTTCAAACGGTATATCAGCACTATCGTCAACAATCATATTAACAGCACGATTAACTACTTCTAGTTCTTCGTACGCTGAACGATAATTTTCTTTTTTCTCACGAGTGCTAACACTCATTCCTTCTTCTAGGGCAATGAAGTGCTGAGAACTATTTAGTCTCTCCTCGTCATTTCTTCCTAAGAATCTGTCATACCATGCCATATTTGTCTCTCTGTATTTCCACCCATCTTTTTTGTTTAGTTGCTGTTACCAGTTTTGGTCTTTTACCATAAATGCTATGCAGTCTTATGTGATGGGTTTTACATAGTGTTACTGCTTCGTCGTAGACTTCAGAGAGGTGCTCCTCAATAAACTGTTCTCGAAGATTCATTATTTCATCGGCTGAGGTAATCGTAATTTTGTTAACCTTCATCCAAGTGTATAGTAACTCAGTCATTCCATTGAAGTGGTGAAACTCTAAAGGTTCTGTAACTCCGCAGATAAAGCAC